TTGCCCATTCAGGGAATTTGAATCTTCGCCAATATGGGTGCGACGACGATAAATGTAAGCCAGGCCTTCGATCGCTGCCTGCTGTAGGTCGAGTGGGACGCTCGTGTATCCCGCCTGATACACAAGCTGCACGTTCTGGAATCCCCGGGTGAAGCGGTATTGATACTGGCTGCTGTACAGACCGAGCGAATAGAACGCACTCGATCCGCCGCGCAGCATGATCTTGCGACTATCGAAAACGAATCCGGCGCTCACCTGATCGGAGGCGAGAGGAATCGAGACGCCGTTCACCACAACACTGCTCACGGAAATCAGCGGAAAGTTGCGCGTCAACATGAACAGCGCGTCATTTCCATCACGGTTCTCGGTGTAGCTGGTCGAGATGAGGTGATCGCGATTCATCCAGCGCAGCATCTGCGCCGATCCGCGCGTAATCAGGTTCTGCAGCAGCGCGTCTTCGGCATTAGTCTGGACATTGAGCCAGGCTTTGAGGTCGGGAAGCAGGCAAAGATCGTCAGGAGAAGGCGGCATGGGAAAAGTCTTGAGTTCTCAGTTTTCAGTTGTCAGTAAAACCGGGGTGAACACGAAGGTCACGAAGCACACGATGGAAAAGGCGAAAGCAAAAAAACAAACCAAAAATAAAAATTAGAAGTGAGGAATGGCAGAACATCCCGACTTCCCTTGTCTTACCTTCGTTTACTTCGTGACCTTCGTGTTCACCCCGGGCTGTTCTCGTTGATGTAGCCGAAAGCCGACAGCCGATTGCTGACAGCCGACTTACCCGTTTCCGATGTTCTGGAGCAGGCAGAAGGAAAAGGGCGCGAAGACCTGCAGCACTTCATCCACGTACACGCCGAACTGGTACACGCGGCTGACGATCGGCCAATCCACCTGGTGGTAATCGCGGCGGCACTTGATCTGCGCGACGTTGTTCACGTTCGACAGCGGATAGGGCAGGCGCTCGGTCTGCATGAGCAGCGAGCCCGCCGTGAGATACGGATGGATCTCCATCGGGATCACCTGTCCGCCGCCGGGCGCGAACTTGTTGAAGTAGCCGGCAACCATCGAGCCTCCCACCACCGCCGGCTTGCCTTCCACATCGAGGTTGATGCGGAACAGCGGCACGCCCGTCGAGGCGAGCACCTTCTTGTTGATGTTCGCCGCCTCCTGCGAGCTGACCCAGATCTTCGTCGGTGACAGGCGGTTTGCGTCCCACTGCGCTTTCAGCGCGGCGTCGATCTCGGCGATGCCGCTGGCGCCATCAGAAGTCAGAAATCCGCCGTCGAGCGATTTGTAATATGCCGTGCCGCTCGAGTTGAAGTTGCTGACGATCTGCGAGAGGAATCCATCAAACAGCAGCGCGTTCCTGCTGTTATCCCCGGTGATCTGACTGGCCGTCTGCGTGCCCGCACCATTGGCCGCCAGCGTGACTTTGTTCACCGTCGTAATTGCCGCGAGCACAGCGTTCGCTGCCGACGTTCCCAGAAACCACGCGTAGGCTGCCGCTCCGGGAATGGCCGTGACCGAAGCGTTGATAGTCTGATTTCCCGAAGTGGTCGTGATCGAGTTCGAGGCCGCCGAGACGTTTGACGATCCGCCGCCATAGGAGTCGGAAGTGCCGTCGATGTTGGTGCGGGCTACCGATTTGGGAACTCCGGCAGCGATGCCGGCATTGAGAAATCCTTCCGGCGTGAGCGCGACCACATACACCAGGTTGCCGGCCTGCACCGTGATCGCGCCTCCCGCGGCCAGTGTTGCCACCGGAGCTGCAGGCGTGCCCAGCGCCAGCGAGGCGTTGCCGTTGAGGATCACGCGCTCTTCGGCGATCATCACCGCGCGCAGCACGGATTCGACGGTGCGCGCCCGCGCATCGTCAAAGCCGTCAGAGGCATACAGCGCCTCGAAGGTGACATCGCCTTCGAGTCCCAGGCCGGCGTAGGCTGCCGTGAAATCCTGCTCGCTTACGGAGATGCGTCCGCCACGCTTGCCTTCTGCAACTCCCGGCGAAAGATTCGCCGTGTTGATGGCGGTAATCGCCTTCCAGCGTGTGGCCGTGTCGCCGTTGCCCATCACGCGCGGAAGCGAATTCCGCAGTGGCGACAGCACCGGATACAGCTTCTTCGCCGGTCCTGTCAGGTCGTAGTTCACCAGACCGGTAGAGGTCTGGAACGTCGCTTTCGCCAGATCGATGCCCTTCAGCAACTCGATCGTGCGCTGCGTAACTTCTCCGTTGAACATGATGTGTTAGTCCTTTGCTTGGAGTGATGGTTGGATTGGCTGTCGGCTGTCGGCTGTCGGCTATCGGCCTTCTGAAGGCTGTGGGCCAGCGACTATCGGGATCAGCAAACGAATTGCGATTCAATCCCCGGCGTTCTTCGCGACAATTCAGCTCCGAAGGAGCGGAATTGTCGTGGAATGCGCACCAAAGCCGCTTAACAAGCATTCTTGGTCCAAAGCCGAACGCCGATAGCTGAAAGCCGAAAGCCGAGTGCCGACTGCCGACTGCCGGCAGCCGGCAGCCGATAGCCGCGCAGGCGCGCTTAAGCGCCCAGCGACGGATTGGCGTGAGCGGACTTCATGGCTTCGAGAAATCCGGCATCGGCGTCGGCCTGGGCGCCTTCGCGAACAACGTGGAACCGGCCGCCCTCGGCCGGGTGTTGGCTGCCGTCTTCCTGTTTTGACACTGACACGCTGGTGCGCGCCACTCGCCTCTCCGTCGAGGAAAAGCTCTTGGCAAAGCCTTCGCTGAATTTGCGGAAAGCGTCCGCGAGTTCTTTGAGTCCGGCTTCCAGTGATTCGAGCTTCTGCTGAATCGGGTCGCCGGACGAAGATGATTTGTCGAGTTGATTGGGTTCGTTCATGATGTCTCCATTCTGGGAATTGACTGTCGGATTTCGGCTCTCGGCTCCCGGCAACTTCGCTTCGCTGCCGGCGGCCGGAGCCTGGAAGCCGGAAGCCGTAAACTTTCGCACTTCGCTGCTGCCATCGCTCTTGATGGCAGTGAAATGCGCATTGGGCACGGCGGGATTGTCCACCACGCTGATCTCCGCAGGCTGCGCGGTGAAACGCAGAAATTCGCCGTCGGGCCAGAGATGGACGTAGCGTCCGCCAATCGAGAAGCCGGTATACACGCCTTCAGCGCACTTCAGCCAGGCAGCGTCATCGACGATCTTCGCGCCTACGGCGATGGTCTTCTGATCGTCGTCAAACTGCAGATCGACCAGCTTGCCCACCGCGCTCGATTGATGCATCTCGCGCACGTTGCCCAGACTGCGTCCGGCGGTGGCCGCGGCGATCTCGCGCGACCACTCCTCGAAATACGGACGCGATGATGCGTAGTCGAAGATCTCGCCGTCTTTATCGACGACTTCGGCCGTAGCCAATCCCCAGACTTCGCGTTTGGCTTCGTCCACTTTGGTGAGTGCAGCAAAAAGTTGAATTTTGTTCATAGGGAAGAAAAGTTTCGAGTTTCAGGTTTTGAGTTTCAGGTTTCGAGTTTCAGGTTTCGAATTTCGGTTTCGAATTTCGGTTTCAGGTTTCAGGTTGTGAGTTTCGAGTTAACAGCAAGGCAAGTGCCAGGTACGACTGGAAGTCGTGCGCCGACCTTTATTTGTGGATCTAATTTCACTCGGGGACGCTGCCGCATTCGGTTTCAACCTGAAAGTTGAAACCCGAAACTCGAAACTTCTTCTAACCCCTGAAACTTGAAACCTGAAACTCGAAACTTCTTCTATCGCGCCGGCTTTCCCAGGGACTCCCTCACCTCGTCCACGCTCAAAATTCCTGACTGCACATAAATCTGATTGATCTGGGCCTGCTCCAGCTTGTTTTCGTCTTTGCGCTCGCCCCATGCGAACTCCACGTCGATGTAGCCGAAGTATTTGCGGACGAGACTGTTAATCAGCGCCGCGAGCCAGTTCAGCAGCGGACTGATGCCTTCTTCTTCCGCCTGTTCTTTGGCCGTCTCGGCAGTCGCGCGATTCATCTGGCGAATGAGCGCCTGCGGCGAAATCGAAAACGCCCAGCACACGATTCGTGCCAGCCACTCGTCAAGATCACTGGTGAGCGGCGGCTCTTTGGTGAACTGGATGGCATCCTTCCCTCCCGAATGGGGAATGAAGGTAATGCGGCGGCGCTGGTTGAGGTTGCCGGACAATATGGAATCGAACGATTCCTGAAAGGCTTTTACCGTGTCCGTGCTCCATATCTCCGGGGCTTGGCAAATGGCTTCGGGCATGTTTCCGTCGGTGAAGTACGCGAGGGTGAACATCTGCCGCCGGAGCGCCAGGTTAATGGTCATAACGATCTGCTCGACCGGCGAGTATCCGTAGAACCTGTGCGCCCGCAGGTTGCGCGGACGATAAACCAGCTCGTCGGCGGTGAAGTCGATGGCAGGTACGCCTTTGAGAATCTGCTGATAGGCAACGGCCGGCGCCGGCGGAGTGCGTCCCATATTGTCAATCACGCGCTTGATAGTCGCGCCATCGATCACTTCAAAGCGCCGCACCTTCTTCCCTGCCGACCACACTCCGCCGAAGTCGTCGATTGTCGGCGCGAGTGTGACTGCGTCGATTACCAACAGGTCTTCCAGGATCATGCGCAGCCAGTCGTCGAAGCTGTGCTCTCCGTCCGGCGATTGAAAAAGCTCGGTAAGCTCGTCAATCCGCGACGCTGCCGATCCCGGCAATTTGGAACCGGCCGCCCCCGGACGGGCGCTGCCGTTGATCTTTTCCCTAAATGACCACGGCATCTTACTCACCTGGTCTTTGCGAGTTTCGATGGCGATGCGCACCAGATCGAACGAGTCTGCCAGATCTCGCATCTGCTGGAAGCTCACAGCTTCGTAATTGCGTGGCTGCGTAACCAGGTTCACGCCCGAGGCATAGTCGAAGCGCCGGGGCGGCGTGTCCGCGGGAGCCAATGGAGCCATCGGCTCCAGAGGTCCAAACCAGACATCGAAGGTCGCCCGCAGCTTCTGCCCGACACGCTCCAGCAGACCGGGATCGATCGGGCGCGCGGTGCCGCCGCGAATGAGCTGAGTTGTCATGAATCGTTTTTCTCTCAGGAACTATTTGAAGTTGTAAACGCTGTCAGGTCTTGCCAGCCCGGAGCCGCCAACTGCTTCCTATCTTTCTTACTTATGGCTATGGCAGCAGATCCAGCCTCTGCAGCTTTTGCCGTTTGCTGACGCCTGCCGCCGGAGATCCTCCGCCGCCAGCAGCGCCCTTGATCTCAATCGCGCCGATGGAAAATGGCCCGGTGCCGCTTCCGCCAATTCCATAAGCTGTCGTGCCTGCGGAGCTTTGATCGGTGAGTTCGTCCACATAAACCGTGTAGATGCTGGTGCTGCGCACGGCCACATCTGCATTGGTCGGAGTGGGAGTAGGAGACTGCACGACGGCGGCCGCCCAGTCTCCAACCGCCCAAACCACCGCGCTGTCAGCCGCGGTTGGAGTGAGGTTTACGGTGCGCGAGGAAGTGAACTGGCTGGCATTATTTCCTATCCCGTCGGAGCCGCGAAATACATATACCGACATTCCGAACTGACGTGTTGCCGTCAGCGTGACCGTGATCGGTCCGGAGCCGCTGCCGGCCGCAGTTGCCGTGGAAATAAGCAGTGCCGGATCGGAACTGGCTGCATGATTGATCACATTCGTAAACGTCAACCCGCTAGCCGTCGGCGTGTTGAAGCTCTCGCTGGCCGCGCCTTCATCCACCGCCACGACCACGATTACGTCGGCGGCCTGCCATCCGCTTGCCGGGGTTACGCTTCGGCTCGCGGCATTCGCGTTGTAAACCGAGCTATCATGCGAGATCAGTGTCGGCGGAGTTACAGCGAAGCACGGCAGGAATCCGAGAAGACTCATCAGACCCAGACATCGGGCAATGCTCTTCAATTCAGCCATCCCGATCCATCGAAGTAATTGCCGAGCAGGAACGCCGGGGCGATTCCGGAATCGAGGGCCGATTGCAGATTGGTGCACTGCTGCTGCGCGTATGCCTTAAATGCGGTGAGAGTCGCTCCCGCAACCGGAAATGGACTGGGTTGCACCTCGACAGTCGTTCCGGCAGCAATCGCATTATTTTCCGCCACGCTGGCGCCGCTCCACGCGCTTTTGCCGCTCGATGGCACCGGCGACGACGTCGCCAGCCAGCATACGAAGTTGGCAATCTGGTTTGGCGGCATCGTGATGTTCAGCGCGACGATCTGCTTGGCCGGCGAAATGGTTCCGCAGCTCGAAGCGCAGGCCGCGATCGTGCCATTCGCAACAGCGAAGGTGAAGGAGTTGGCTGTGGCGCTTGAAGCAGTGCCGCAATAGTTCTGTGCGCTCAGGCAAAAGCCGCGGTTGACGGCGATGCCGTGCGCCGTGGCGTTCACGGTCACCGTATTTCCCGAAACGGCAATCGAGGAGACGGCAACCGGAGTGGCCGGCGCGGCGAAGGTTAAGGTTGTGGCCAGCAGCAAAGAGCCGGCAGCAATCAGCTTTTTCATGGCGTTGTTGTCTCCATCCAATCGGCGGTTACGGTGATGGTTCCCCCGGAGAGCGCGCCTCCGAGGTTGATGGCGATTTGCTGAGCAGTCCCGCGAAGCACGATCGGCTTCGCCGGCCTGAACACGTAAATGTCATTCGGAGTGGCAGTCCCGGGAGCCATGCATCCGATCTGCGCGTTGTCCAGGTCGCCGACTGCGGTTCCCACACTGGGACCCGTTCCGGTGTAGGACTTCGGCACGCTTACTCCGGCGGCATAGTTGGAATCATCGGGAACTGCCGTGATGTTCGAGGATGTTCCGGAGGTGTCGGCTGTCGATCGCTTGACCAGCTCGACGCCGATTTCTCCCGCCGTGGTTTGCGTGCAAGTGAGGGTAATTCGCGTGACCAGCACGGTGTTGCTCGCGTTCCCCGGCAGGACGAAGTTGTCAGTCGTGGAGCTGGCGGCGAACTTCGTGCTGGTGTGATAGCTCGCGGTTGTGGTGTCTGGATAAAGCTTCCCAATCTGGCGGCCGTTGGAATCTGCCGCGACGGCATTCCCGCCCACCTGGCTCAAATTGACCGATGCATTGGACTGAATGTTGAACGTTCCCGATCCGGCATTCGCAGTGACGGTCCCGCTCACGGGCTGGACCACTGCAGAGCCATCGACCTTGACCGCTGTGGCATTGGCGCCGGTATTCGCAAGCGAGACCTGTACCGGAGTCGCAGAGGTCCCAATCTCCGTCCCAGACTGGTTCCTCAAATTGATGTGCAGCGCCCGATTGGGTGTGATGCGCGCCGAGGCCGCGTGTCCGGCGGCGATCGCAGCGGGCGGCGAGTCGTCAAAGAGCCCACCCGCCGGATTGATGGCAGTTGTTCCCGCTGTAAAACTGCCGTTGTCGGCGAATCCTGCCGAAGACGAGCAGCCGGAGTCGCAGGTCACATGCAGATTGCTGCCGGTTGCCTGCGCAACAGTGAACGTTCCCGTCCCGGCATTCGCGGTCACGGTTCCGCTCACCGCCTGCGTGCCGCTTGGGACATTGCGCGTAACCAGGCCGTATTCGGTTCCTGCGGGAGCGCCATTGAGCAGGATCGCGCGATGAAGGGCCGGAGTGCCTGCGCCGTCATAGCCTCCGACTACAACTGGATTTGCCGTCGAGGTGGATCCGTCCACTTGCGTTCCCTGCACCAGCGGATCGCCAGGAACAAAATTGGTTCCGTCCCCAATTGGAATTTTGCCTTGTCCTGCCGCGCCGTTGATCTTCAGGCCGCCGGCAAGGTTTACGTTGCCGTTGAATGTGTGTGTGCCCGTCCAGATAGGATTGAAGCTCTGGTCAAGTTGGCAATCAGTGCGCGATGCTCCTGCATTGTCTGCACAGGCAATGCCGCTGAAGAAATTAGCAGTGGCACGCTGTGCCAGCGAGCTTCCGGCATTTTGCAGGGTCGCGTATCCGCCGCTTCCACCCCCGCCTCCACATCCGGTGCATGAGCCGGTAATGGTCAGGCTGCCGACGCTCAGCACATTGGCGCTCGCGCCCAGCGGCAGGTTTGCCGAAGGCACGTAGTCGTCAAAGTTGAAGGCCGCTCCCGTGAACTGCACGCCCGCGTACTTGAGCACGCGCGCGTACTGATCGAAGATCTCCACGCGATAGCTGATGTTGGCCGGCGCAGTGTTCGCCGGATTCGCCACCTGCAAAGCCGCGCTCACGCCGTTGGCGATCGTCGCGCAATAAGGCGCAACCACCGCCTGTCCGCCACCACCTACGCGAAATGCAATTGGAGTGTCGCTCGCGTCGGTCGCGGTAAAGCAGATCGTTCCCGAAGCCAGCGGCGCGCCAGCCTTCTGAATGTTCGCGGCGGTCACAGTCGTGAAGTTCTGCGCCATGGCCGCGCTGGAAAGGACGAGAAATATAAGGAGTCTGCGCATAGTGATCGAAATCGCTTCCATGAGTTCCGCTGAAGGAGACGGGAACAGACATCCACGCGAGATTGCGCGGAGCAACGCGCGGCGCGTTCTATTTTATTATGTAACCGAACGGTGACTTTGGCTCTTGTGTCACCGATTGGTTACTTTGCTTTAAAGTAACCAATCGGTTACAATTCAAAAAAGTAACCAATCGGTTACTTATTAAAAAGCCTGCCATACCAATTCTCTGCAGGAGGAACTCTGCATGATTCTTAAGACGGCAGCCGACGTTGGCGCATTGATACGTGAGCAGCGCACCAG